GCAATATGAAACATTAAGTATTGTAAAGCTTCTGCAACGTGGGAATGTTTACCTTTCTCAATCGCACCCGTCTTCGGATGAAACCTATACCCGCCCATCATTGCGGCTTTTAGCGCAGTGCAACGGGGATCAACGAGAAACGCACTATCGCCATCAACGTGCCGCATCAAGTAATCGTCCACTGCACCTAACCGGGCTGTAACGTTATTGGTTCTGGCCGCGATAACTTTCAACCCTTCGGCACGTAAGATATCAATAGCACTGCGCTCATCGGTTTGCGCCCGCTGCACACCGGCAGGATCAACAACGATAGTTACAGGAGCACTAGCAAACCTTTCATTGAGTAAAGGTTTTAGAACGGTACGAGCGAACCGCTGTACGCCCATGTCAAAACTTACAGCCTCGTCAAATATCAACGCACGGCCACGCGGATCACTCTGACCAATGACAGCCGCAGGCGTCAAACCCAGATCCATACCAACAATAACCGGCCGAATTCCATTGATGATCGGTTCAAGAACTTCATCGGCCATATGGTAATCGGGCCGAAAGTATTTATACACCGGCTGCCCGGCAGAACTTAACCCGTATTCCCCATCGATATAGACGCGAATATACTCATCACTGCGACCCTGTATGTCGTAATACCCATCCGGAAGATTCTCTACGTTTTCCGCCGCATCGCTACGGCCGCTAGGTTGCTTGAACACCGCCCACCCGTTATGGTTCGGGCTAATACCATCCTCAATATCCAGCCCTTCCATCTGATAGTACCACCACGTATCCATCGTGGGCGGGTTGGTATCTCCCCACATTCCATACCACGTAGGACCGCCATCCTTCTTTGATGGAAACCGCCCTATCCGTTTGGACATAGCGTCTACAATATCCGGGTGTATATCACGACACTCGTTAAACCATGCAAACGTAAGCTCAAGAGAGTTCAGGTTAGCTACGTCATCCGCATCATCCAGCGCACGGAACATAATCTCACACTGTACATCGCCCACCTCAAAGAAGTAGGTCTTGGTGGTACGCATATACCGCCCGCAAATCCCGGGTGGAAACCAATCCAAAAATGTTTTTATCGTTGTATCCTGCAACTGCCGTGCTGTTTCACGAACAACAGCCACACGGGTTTTGCGTACACCCTGCGAGTTTTTATCCTGCTGCCCGGCACGGCGAATCATCTCAAACGTACAGGTAACAGACTTCCCACTTCCAACCGGTCCCATGAGTACCCGCATCTTGGAGTTATCCAACATGAACTCACCGCAGACTCTAGTCGGCGTGTAGTCAATATCATACGCCATCAATGCAACTCCGCATCAGAACTTGTTGTGTCAAGTAAAACGACAACAGTCCGCAGAGCCGTACGTCGCCGCCTATTGGGAGGTATGAGGTGCATCCGAAACGGTATCGTCCGAGTCAGCAACTGCCGACTGAACCGCGCCGCTTCCACGGTCGTATCAAACACCCGCGCCGGAAACCCTTTATACAGCGATGTAAACTCAAGCTGCATTATCGATAACCTTCATCGCCTCCGATACAGGTTTCTGATCAAGGTTGATCGTGATGGATACACCACCGGAACCGCCGCCATCCATCGAGTCGGTAGGCTTCGGCTCTAGCCCACCCCACTTAACAGTAGACTTGATGAGGTCAGCTTTGACGGCCGCACTGACATCCGGAGAGTGTATCAACGTCCAGCTTGTTGTAAGAAGTTCTTCAGCCTGTGCCCTTGCCTTAAGCTTGAACGTCATGCCATTGGCACGGATCTCACCGCGAAGCTCCTCAACTTTCTTCAGGAACACCTTATCCGTATTGAACCGGCCCATATCATCGATAGTAATGTTATGGCGGGCCATAACCTCATCGATAGACTCTCCACTGTTTTCCAGCATAAGAGCCACATCCATCGCCAGACGATCGGACCAGTCGTGATAGGAAAGTGGGAGAGTGTCCATGCTATGCCGACTTTTTCTTCTTAAAAGTTGCAACGTTCTTAGGCTTTGGCCCCGTATTACCTGCTGCACGCTTACGGCTAACTGCACTCCGCTTCTCTGCAGCGCTCATCTTCTTCGCCTTGGCAAGCGGCACACACTTGGGGTACTTACGCCCATCCCCCTTCTTCCGCCCACAGGGTTGATACTTCCCATTCTTCTTGGGCGCACCGATATCAACCCACTTCTCATCAACCCAACGCCGCAGACTCATGCTGCCCTCGCACCGCCGGTACGCCGCCGGGACGTAGCCTTCTTGGTCTTCGATTTAGATTTGGATTTCTTGCCGCCGGGCGTCACCTTCCCACTGCACACCGCACTTGCGTACATATTCGCATACGCACTCGGGTATACCTTGAACTTCCGTTTCGCCGCAGCCTTACCTCGCGCACAGAGTTTTGCCATAGCTACTCACCACTTCTTACAGGACCAGTAACGGGCAGTCAGTTTACTCGGTGGACTAGTATCGCATTTATGCCGGGCACGAAACGACTTCCGCCGCCCCGGTTGATCTTTCTTAATTGTCATGTTCGCATCACCGAAGCGAATCAACTTTACGGTATCGCCCTGTTTCGCCAACACAGCAAATTTCTTCCCGCCTTTGCGGGACCGCTTTGGTTTGTTGTATCCTGAGAAAGTTTCACCAGCCCGTGTAATAGCCATTACTGATCTACCTTTAACTTCCATATAATGAAGGGTTCGCTATCCGCGGTCTCCCGCATTGGGATAGACTTCGCATCAGAATCTAGAGGTTGTGTACCTACGTAGTGCCAGCGGGCACCCCGTTCAATATCCTTGTTGGCCTGCTCGAAGAACTCATAATTTATAAGGCCGAACGCGATAGGTATTAGGATCAATGCAACCATCTAAACCTCCTCCGCGCAGTATGCGGAAGCTAAAATTTTTTGTCAAGCGGCGGAAAAATAGAACAAATCGTGTAACTTTACACGTTGTTTTTTGGGGTCTTGTTATAAGCGGTTTACTCATTATGGGGTACGCTATGCGCTGGCAGTCCAAGTGCCCCCTCGCCTTGGACACGGCCAGATAGCTAAACATAGGTCCGGCCAGATAGCTCGCGCCCTACATACGCGGAGTCGATCCGGCCAGATAGCTCGGGATTAGGGGCGTCAGTATACAATCCCCAGAACATGTTGCAGTATGCAGTTGTCGAAACGAACACGACACAAACCCGGGAACGGACCCCGGCCAAGGGACGCAAGCAAAGTGTACGGACCCGCTGGAAACAAGAAAAGCAAAAAGCTGCGAGACAACGTGGCAAACGGTTCAATTCGACCCTCGCCTCATGGTGAGGTGGGGTAACCTTACTAGGAGTTAAGACAATTCCAAAACTCACAAGCGGTGGCGTCCGCATAAACGCCATGAAAGATGGAAACCTTGTTCTCAACACTGGCACCGACTACGCGCTCGGTGATGAGGACGCGTTGGTTCAAGACTTAATCAAGTTCGCTAAGGCGGACAAGGTTAAGATCAACGCCTTCGTACCATCGGCTAAGAAAGGCCCGTACAGCCCAGCTCAGGTCAGCAAGTTCGCTGAAACTCTTGATCCGGTCTTACTGGTCAGCTTCAAGCCGGGGTTTCCGGCACCATACTTGGCTTTCTTCGAGCCCCGGGACGGAAACACCACGACGTTTACGCCTCGGGCTAAGAAGCCGGGCAAGTATGCGCGGAAGTAAGGTAACCGGGAAAGGGGAGCTTCGGCTCCCCCGACCCATCTCTCGCAAGCTGATCACGGTCCGCTACGAGAGTCCGAACGGGACGGTTTATGATACCTACCGCTCGCTACTCGACGCTGAGCTAGCAGTGAAGGAACATCGTAAATCATCCGCGAAACATCCGGTCTACTTGCAGATCGGTTGAAACCTAGGCGGGGGCTTCGGCCCCCGCCGCATTAGGAGACTGATATGTTTAAAGTTGTAGTCAACACCTGTTATGGTGGCTTCGGCCTCAGTGATGAAGCTTTAGCTGAATACAATAAGCGGGCCGGTACTGATTATGAGTGGGATCGGGACATTGCCCGCGATGATAAGCACCTTGTTGCTATCGTTGAAGAGCTAGGCGATGAAGCTCATGGCTTGGGTGCCAAATTAGGTATCACAGAGCTACCTGATGATGTGGCAGGTAAATGGCACATCGACGAATATGATGGTGCGGAGCATGTTGCTGAAAACCATCGTACTTGGTACGGCAACTAAAACCTAGGGGGGCTTCGGCCCCCCGCATTAGGAGAATACTATGCGAAAGCTTGGAAAGATCTGGGGCGTAGACGTCTACTTCTGGCACATAGTGGCAGCAATAGTCGGAGCCGCGGTAATGTACTACTTGATGGTGATGTTCCTACTTATGGGAGAAATCCTCACTTCGTAACGACTACGGTCTCGCATCCTTCGGGGTGCGGGGCTTTCTTTTTTGTTTTTTACTTCCCCCCATACATCGGTAGGTATGAGCTCGCGGATTGTATGCTCACGTTATTTAGGTATAGCTTTACAAGGTACAAGATAAGCTAAGTATTTGATATCGCAGCACAATATGTTGTACCACAGTATACTTGACACCAAACAAGTGAAAGATGTTACATAACGATGGGCTCTATAACTTAACAAAATACCATGTAAAGTACCAATGATATCAATGTATTAACTACCTTAACTTAACAAGATAGTAGATAGAATAGTTAAAATAGTTAAGTTGAAAGTAAAAGTCCTTTGTCTGCAAAATATTTTGGGTATGTAAGGTCTTGGCATAAAAAATGTAGTGCCTGATAAGTTACAAAATGTTGACTATTTTAACTACGATCATGTCAAGTTACTTATTTATCGAGCAATATCAATAGGTTAAACTTAGCATAACTCTAGTCAACATTCTAACTTACACTTGACTTCTCTATCTTATGCCCTGTCTACTTAGGGGTCGGTTGACAAAATCGGCGGGGCGTGGCAAGGTCTGGGTCGCTTCGGCGGTTATATATTATTGTGGACTTACAGGAGGTAAGTATGAAGCAGTATGAATTGAGAGTTGTTCCACGGAACGGTGTCACGTTAGCTAAACGAACCAAAGATGAGTGGTCTTTGGGGTATGACTTTAAAGTTGTCTCATGTTCTTCACCGATGTTTCGTTCCCATGAGTTCGTTACATCGAAGGAAGTGCATGATGCGGAAGATCGTTATGGCATCAAGTTCGATGTTAAGTTCTTCATCGAGACTGTTAAGGAACACGTTTCAGATTTGATCGAACGTGACTATGCCTTTGAGCAGTATGCCAAGCGAACAGGCATGATTAAATGAACGCCAAGCAATGTTTTAAATACGAGGAGACAGTCGCAATGAGTGAAGTTCCTTACAAGCTGACCACCAAGAAAGATTCTTGGGGTGATACAACCTACGCCATCATCCGTAAGTCGGACAACGAGATCATTGATATGATGTCCAGTGCCGATGGGTTTCAAGCTGGGGTATACATGAGGCAACAGCTTGCTCGTTTGAATAGTAACCACGTTCTGGATATGATTCTGTAAGGAGTAGCTAATGAAAAGTATGGCTAAGTTTAAGATGTGGTTGTGTGACTGGTTAGGGTATGTGTTCGTTGAGTTATCCCTTTGGCGAGTGTTCTCTCGCTTCTATGCTCTAGGTTGTTGGTTCTATCGGTATGGTGAGGATATCCATGCCGATCATGCAGATGACTGTCAGTGTACAGACTGCGGTGGTATCGGTTATGAGAACATGACCGATGATGAGTACTACAGTATGTTGGAGAGGGAGGTTAAACCTGTAAACATACTTTGGACTGGGTTTCCAACCCTCCCACTCAAATAAGTCGAAACGCCAGCATCATGCTGGCTTCTATGGGAGATGACCTACCCATACTGATGAGACAGGTTTCTCAATGAAAGGATGCGCTATGAGTAAAGCGTTGAAACTATTTGTCCTCAAGGACAGTAGCGGAGCAGTCATCAAAGGTGATGGTGGTGAGCCGCTGTTCTTCAGCGACAAGATGAAAGCCAAAGACCATAAGTGGTTCTTGGGTAGGGAAGGTATTACCGTTTCGGTAGGACCAGATCACCATCGTTATCAAGGAGATGACATATGAGAGCAGAAGTAGTTGCACAGACCATCAAGGATCTGTGGTCACGCCGTCGTACTGTGTGTATTGAGGGCGCACCCGGTGGGGGTAAGACCAGTATCGTACAACAAGTTGCAGAGGACTTGGGTATCGAATACATCCACCGTCACATGCCGACCATGTTGGTCGAGGACTTTGGTATACTGTTTCCGAAAGAGAACAGTGACAAGCTGTCCTACAAACTACCCGACTGGTTCCCCTCTGACCCTGACTTTGAGGGTATCATCTGCTTCGATGACCGCAACCAGTGTAGCGGTGACTTGCAGAAAGTTATGGCGAACATATGCCAGCAGCGTGAGTTGCATGGGCATCAAGTACCTGAGGGTGTGATGTTCGTATCGACTGGCAACCGTCAGTCTGACAGGGCTGGATCGAACCGTGTGCTGTCTCAGCTTCGGGATCGTGAGACTGTCCTTGAGTTGGATACGTTGATCGATGACTGGACTAAGTGGGCTATCGACAACAACGTGTCGCCTTCGGTCATCAGCTTTCTACGGTTCCGCCCTAACTTGTTGCATGACTTTGACCCGCAGCGTGATATTAGCCCGACACCCCGTAGCTGGGTTGAGGGTGTGAGTGATATCATTGGTGTTGTGTCACCGGAAGCGGAGTTCGATTGCTTCAAGGGTTCTGTCGGTGAGGGTGCAGCGGCAGAGTTTGTTGGGTTTATGAAGATCGAACGATCACTGCCTAACATCGACAACTTGTTGATGCACCCTGACAGAGGTGACGTACCAGAAGACCCTGCTACGTTGTATGCCATCAGTGGTGCTATCGCCAACAAGGCAACGGACGCTAACTTCGACAGGGTTATCACCTACGCTAACCGTATGCCACCTGAGTTTGGTGTACTCACTGTCAGCTATGCCACCCGCAAGGATGAGACACTTGCTTCAACGCAAGCGTTTACCAAGTGGGCAGTGGCGAATCAGGATGTCCTATTCTGATCTAGACGAGGCTACAAGGGCGCAGCTTTACTATGCACTCAAGAATATTCTTGGGTACGGTAATGATGCGCTCCTTGATAGCTACTCTGCACTCAAGTTTGTGGAAGCCGTTGAGAAACGTGATTCAGAACTTGTTGCAGCAACACTGGCCAAGGTTCGGCTAGGTTTACAAACACATTAACGTGGAGATATATAATGCATCTATCAGATAAAGCGTTACTCGTTCACCTTGGTGTATCCCAGTGGGTTGCCAAGAAACTTGACAAGCAAGCCAGTGAAGAAGTTGCTCGTGCCAATGGTGCGGTCAAAGATGCGGGACGGTACAACAAGTCGTTGCTGCCAACCTGCGACACGCTGGATCGTATTAAATCCAAGACCAGTGAGATACGTAAGAAGTTCTACAAGAACACGTTGCCGTGGGGTATTGAGGGTACGTTTATCCTACCCTCTGCTAACTACCTGTCGTTTATGACTGACTTCCGTAATGAGAAAGCGGAGTGGGAACGCCTGACCGAGGAGTTCTTTACGGACTACCATCAGTCAGTGTCGGATGCCCAGCGGTTACTGGGTAGTCTACATAACCCCGTCGAGTATCCTACGCTGGAGGAGTTGCGGCGTAAGTTCCGTATGGAGTTGAGTATACTGCCTGTCCCTACGGCTGGTGACTTTCGTGTTGAGCTTGCCGATGAGGAGTACAGCTCCATACAGTCAGAGATTGAGCAACGTGTTGCAGACAGTAGTAAGGCCGCGATGAGTGAGGTGTGGCAGCGTCTGTATGACAAGGTGGAGTGGCTTGCGGAGCGGTTATCCGATCCCAAGAACGCCTTCCACGATGGCACATATCAGGATGCCAAGGACTTATGCGGTATGCTGACACGCCTTAACTTCACCGATGACCCTGACCTTGAGTCTATGCGTCGAGAGGTGGAGCAGAAGTTGGTCAACCATCACCCCGATGCACTACGCAATGATCCTGACTTGCGTAATGATACATTCGATGAGGCCAAGGTCATCATGGATAAGATGTCCGTATTCATGGAGGGCTTGGCATGAGGATAACTTTTTTAGTGAGGACGAGCGACAATAAGCTGCACCTTCTACAACATGAGACACGCGATATTGATCGTCCAACGTGGCAATCAAATAGGAAGATCAATGTGGAGTTGGAGTGGGAGCGTTTCTTAACAGCGCGACCAGAAGTTATAGACCGTCTACAACATGAGACACGCAATATTGATCCTCCAAGTCTAATAGGTGCATTAGACAGTAAGGTTAGGGGTCAGGTTGTCTGGTTTGAGGGGGTTGAAATTGAGCCACACAGGGAGAAAGAAGTATGACAGAGAAGGAGTACGTTGCATTGCAACAAGCCTTTCCAGATGCAGACCGTGTTTGGAGAGATCGTATGTTTGATCTTCGCGCCTATCAATTACTTGATGAGTTAATCAAACACATGGAACCGAAGATGCTACACGGCATCCTCGCTAACATTCAGCGGGATGTAGATGAGTCCCGTGCAGAGGAAGGAGAAGCCAATGACTAGCATTATGCCAGCACCTGACTACACCGACCGCGAACCAATGAACGATACACAGTTGGCAGCGGTGAAGATGCGCCTATCAAAGGCCAAGACCTCGTTGATCTTGGAACACCCATTCGTGGGTAGTGTGGCTATGAATATGCCGTTCTTATTTGATAGCTCCATACCTACGGCGGCAACGAATGGTAAGCGTGTGTTGTTCAACCCATGGTTCTGCAACGAGTTGACAGACGAGGAGCTAAAGTTTCTCGTAGCGCATGAGTGCCTTCATCCTATGCTGGAGCATAACTTTCGGCGGGGTGAGCGTGATGCTCGTAAGTGGAACCAAGCCGCTGACTATGTTATCAACAAGCTGTTGACTGACGATGGTATCGGTAAGATGCCTGAGTGTGGGCTACTGTCGGACGCTATCTACGATGAGGGTGGCGGCATCAGCGATGGTATCTACAACATCTTACCAGACGAACCCAACGGTGGTAATGGTGGCAGTGGATACACTGGCTCTGGCCTTGATGAGTGTGAGGATGGCGAGGGTACTCCAGCGGAGCAGCAGCAACAAGCTGCCGAGTGGAAGGTCAAGGTCGCTCAAGCTGCACAAGCTGCCAAGATGTGCGGTAAGTTATCTGCCAACATGGAGCGGCTGGTCGATGAGGTACTCAACCCCAAGGTAGACTGGCGTGAGGTACTTCAACGGTTCGTCACCAAGTGTAAGGATGACACCCGTACTTGGGCTAGACCTAATCGTAGGTTCATAGCACAGGGTTTGTATGTCCCCTCTGTCAGTGGGGAAGCCCTTGGAGAACTTGTTGTAGCGATTGATTGCTCTGGCTCCATTGGAGTGGAGGAACTCAATCAGTTTGCATCAGAGGTTGTCACTATCCATGAGGATCACAAGCCAGCCAAGATTCACGTGGTGTATTTCGACAGTGAGGTATCTCACCATGATGAGTATACCAAGGATGATACAGTCGAGATCGTCGGACATGGGGGTGGCGGGACAGCGTTCTCACCCATCTTTGAGTTTGTTGCAGAGAAGAACATTGAGCCGATAGCGTGTGTCGTACTCACTGATCTGTATTGTTCCGACTTTGGTGACGAGCCTGAGTATCCTACCCTATGGGTTACTAACGGTGCGACGGAAGCTGAGTTTGGTGAAGTGGTGGAGATGGTATGACTATAGACTGTATTGAACTTGCAGGGGTCGCCTTAGTGGCGGCCCTTGTGTATGTCGTTGTGCAACACGTTGCGCTACATCGGTTACGTCGGCAGTACGACGACGCTTACGATGCTATCAGAGGCATCATACTTGGGAAACTGGAAGGGAAGGTAGACCCTGACGGTGAGATTTTATTACGAACCAAAAGAGAGGAGAACTAGACAATGGCTACAGTTAGATTTTCGGACGAACTTCGTAGTGATATACGGCGCAATGCAGAGCGTCTATTCCGCAGTCGTGAAGAAGCAGCAGAAGCGGTAGGTGCTGATGAGTGGCCCCGGATAGTGGCCGATCACTACGTACTTGCTGTTAACAACTTGTTGGGTAACGTACCGCAGGTAATCCGCGAGAAGTTTCTCACCTACGGTAAGACATTTAGGCTAGATAGGTTTGAGACTAGGGTTGACACTACTCGTGTGGATCACAGTGTTGATGTGGCTATCCCTATGCCCAATGTGAACAGTGATGATGTAGCACGACAGCTAGGGTTTATATCCTACGAGCGCACTTATGGTGACACTCTTGCTGTGAGACTGGATGGGACTGATCCCAAGTGGGCAGACCTGTACACCAAGGCAGTAAAGCGTAAAGATGATATCGACGCTCTTGCAGCAGAGAAGGCTACCTTCGTGCAGAATGTACAACGGATCACCGATAGCTACTCTACCCTTGCGCCTGCACTCAAAGCATGGCCCCCCTTATGGGATCTTGTTCCAGAGCATAAGCAACGGAAACACAAAGAGATAGTAGAGCGGAAACGTACTGCTGTGGAAGATGTTGTGGACGGTATGAACCTAGATCAGATGACGGCTACAACAGTCGCATCCAAACTTCGTAGGTAAGGAGAAAGCACAATGCGAATGGACCCAATCGAATCATACGAGGATGCGGCAGCGTTCTTCAGTACTTGCCGTGACTCTTATAAGGGTAAACCTTTACCCGCAAACTGGAGGTTACACAAAGATGACAGCGGATTGCGCCCTGTCTACTGGATAGACACAAGTAGGTTCGGAGCCTCACAGCGTCTATGTAGCATCCACCCCGATAACACGGTTCAATTCCACTACTCAGTGGATCGACTAGTGAGGGCTAGCAATACCATTGTCATGGTTCTTCACAAGGTATTCCCTATAGCTTGTACTCGTAAGCGACAGGGCATTTATGAGGTGGGGCCAGTATGTTGGAACCAATACGACCACTGGAACCAATACTCATGGCCGACATTGGATAAAGACTTTGCGTGTGAGTACTTCCAAGGTCTGACGTTTGACCTAAGGAGTCGGCGGATTACTAATCCACAGCCTGATCTTGCTGATCGCGCTATCCCCGATGTGCGTAAGGCATGGCGCAAAGACTTGACACGGTTCAAGCGTGGCCTCAAGGCGAGGGCCAAGGTCGGTGCATTAACTGGGTACATTGACGAGATCAGAAGTGCAGATCGCACATGGTCTTTCTGGAACTCAGAACTCAGGACCGATGATGACAGCAAAGCACTCACGAACATCGAACTGACAGATGCTCAGGAATATGTTCTAAAATGTATGCGTAACGATAGCTACCCTCCTGATCTACTCCGCGCCTTCGTACGGTGGGCAGGGAAGCACAACGTCTACAGTCGCCACAAGCTGGACGATAAGTCAGTCCTCAAGTATGTGGATCAGATGTTCAACAAGCACAGTCTCGATTTCCGCAAAGCCTACGGTGTATTCAAGGAGGTTGACTGATGGATTTTTGGGTAGTCTATCTTGAGGATGTTGAGATAGGTAAACTCCGCGTTAGTAGTCGGTCACCTTTTTCCTCTCTGTATGAGGCACAGAGATACGCCGATGGTATAGCGGAAGGGCGTAATGCCAAGGTTCTTGTTGAGGCTACACAAGGTGTTGGCTTGGGCCTGATAACCGAACACGCACACGCTACTGGACTACAGATACAAGAGGAACAAGCACAGAAGAAAAGAGTTGCTGCTATTAGAGAGAAGATGGTACAACGTAAGAAAGAACTTGACGTTGTTGTAAAGTAACATTATAAGGGGGGCAGATAGGCACTGGTGACTGGTGGCATCACAACCCGACTCCTAGAAGCTTTCTGTACGATGCCACGTACATAATGCTTCCTCAGGGAAAAAAGACTGGATGAATTAGTTCCCCCCCGCCCTTAGTAGTAGGGACCATTGGGCTAAATTCAGTCAACCACCAGACTTACTTTATACAGGGAAAGACAATGACAGTAATAGTTTGGGATGGCAGTACTCTTGCCACGGATACTGCCGCTAACGATGGTAACTCACAGTGGTATTCCCCTAAGGCTTGGTATCATGTTGTAGAGGAAGGTCCGGTTATCCTTGCTGGTGCTGGACCTTTACACTCTATCCTCGCAATGCGAGAGTGGTTCTTGGATGGTCGTAAACGTGATGCGTTTCCCGTCATTCAGACTACCCACCCCTGCCACTTTATCGTGGTGAATCAGGGTGGGCTATACAGATACGAAGACCACCCCCTCCCAATAGAACACGGGCGTAATCAATGCGCGTTTGGTGAAGGCAAAGACTTTGCCTACGGTGCATTAGCGATGGGCGCAACCTCGCAACAATCTGTAACAATCGCCAATCAATTCTCTACCCATTGTGGCATGAGCGTTGAAGTGTTCGAGATCCCCCCACAATGACTAAAGCTGTGAAACATGATGCAGAGAAACCTCCGTATGATCTGCTTGCTCCCGAATACCTAGAGGCTACGTCTGAGGTATTAGGTTTCGGTGCGAAGAAGTATGGCTCCCGTAACTGGGAGTTAGGTATGGCATGGAGCCGCCCTTTTGCTGCGATGATGCGGCATATGTGGGCATGGTGGAGCGGAGAGAAACATGATCCAGAAACAGGCATGAGCCACTTACACCATGCGTCATGCTGTCTGATGTTCCTGATCGCTTATGAACAACGCAAGATAGGAGAGGATGACCGTCCCAATGGACATCGTAACGATTGATTTTGAAACTTATTACTCTAAGGAGTATTCCCTTTCCAAACTTACCACTGAGGAATACGTCAGGTCAGATGACTTTGAGGTGATAGGTGTGGGTGTTAAGGTGAACGATAACCCTGCCGACTGGTATTCCGGTAATGATGTACGCACGTTCCTAAACTCGTTGGACTACAGTGATAAAGCTATTCTCTGCCACAACACTGTATTCGATGGAGCCATTCTGTCTTGGCATTATGGTATCAAGCCTAAGTTCTGGTTCGATACCATGTCGATGGCGCGGCCCAATCACAATGTGACGGTAGGTGGTAGCCTCAAAAACCTAGCCTTGTACTTCAAGTTAGGCGAGAAGGGTACGGAGGTTCTGGATGCGTTAGGTAAGAGGCGTAAAGACTTTACCCCCACAGAACTACACAAGTACGGGAGCTACTGCGTTAATGATATCGAACTAACGTACAAGCTGTTCCGTAAACTTAAGAAAGATTTTCCTGTTAGTGAATTGCTGGTGATCGACCAGACTATCCGTATGTATACGGAGCCTGTCATAGAATTGGATAGGTTCAAGTTATGCGACCACCTAGAAGCTGAGCAAGAGAGAAAGCAAAAGCTCCTCAACAAGTTGGGGAACGGTGATCCAGAGGCGGCGCGTGCGGTGCTGTCAAGTAATCCTAAGTTCGCTGCATTGCTGGAGAACCTAGGCGCGGTAGTACCAATGAAGGTTAGCCCTCGCACTGGTAAGGATACGTATGCTTTTGCCAAAACAGATCCCGGCCTACTTCAGTTATTAGAGCATGATAACCCTGCAATTCGTGCTGTAACTGAAGCTAGGCTGGGCACCAAGTCAACGATCGAGGAGACACGTACACAACGTCTGATAGATGTTTCCAAACGTGGGCCTCTGCCGATCCTCCTGAATTACTACGGCGCACACACTGGCCGGTTCTCTGGCGGCGACAAACTTAACTTGCAGAACCTACCATCACGCAAAGGTAATGTGATCCGCACTTCTCTCTGCGCTCCTGAGGGTAGTAAGTTGATCGCATGTGATAGCAGTCAGATCGAAGCTCGTATGCTTGCGTATGTTGCTGGGCAACATGATCTGGTGAAGTCATTCCGAGAAGGCCGCGATGTGTATCGTGAGTTCGCGGCTACAGTCTACGGCGTGGGTATTGATGAGGTCACCAAGGAGCAGAGGTTTGTAGGTAAGACCTGTATCCTTGGCCTTGGGTACGGTATGGGACACGTAAAGTTTCGGGACACACTCAAGCTGAGTCAGATGGAGATTGATGAGGCCGAAGCGAAACGGATCGTCAGTCTATATCGGTCTAGGTATCCCTCTATTACACGGCTATGGGATACAGCAGGATCGGCACTCAAATCCATGAGCATAGGACAGAGCGGTACGATAGCGGGGATGTTACCTTTCGGACCCGATGGAATAAAGCTACCAAGTGGATTGTTTATACGCTATAATCATCTACGAGCTACACAGGATGGGTTTGAGTATATCAATGATGCTCGTACCCACCGCAAACTTATCGCCTGTAGGGTTGCGAACACCCCTACGGATGAGCTTCCGTGGACTAAGATATACGGTGGTAAGGTAGTGGAGAACATAATACAGGCGTTAGCCCGTATAGTTATTACAGAGCAGATGACCGAGATTGGTCAACGGCATAAGGTAGTATTTCAAGTGCATGATGAGATCATCGTCACGACCGGTACTGAATCAGCAAAGGCTGTGCAACAAGATATGGAGCGTGTGATGTCGTGTGCTCCGAGCTGGGCGACGAACTTACCAGTAGCTTGCGAGAGTGATATAGGTGACAACTATGGAGACTGTAAGTGACCAAGCTATCGCACTCCTACTCTGCCATTAAGATGTACGACAACTGCCCGAAGCGGTATAATATGCAACGGGTCACCAAGGAAGTTAAGGATATACAAGGCGAAGCCAGCCTGTATGGTGAACGAGTACACAAACAATTAGAAGACCGACTCAACGGTACACAACTCCTCCCCCCTGAGAGTGTAAAGTATGAAGCACTCGTCGAAGCGTTCTCCACTATGGATGGAGAACTTCTTGTAGAACAAGAGCTAACGCTTAATGCTAGCTTAGAGCCTACGGGCTGGTGGTCCGACGATGCGTGGCTACGATCTAAGCTGGATGTTCTCATCCTCAATGGTGAGGATGCTCTGGTAGCAGACTGGAAGACAGGAAAGCGAAGACCTGATTTCTTTCAGCTAGAACTATTTGCGCTACAGACATTCAAGCACCACCCCCAAATCCAACGTGTTAAGTCCGTGTTCGTCTGGCTTAAAGATATGCAGATGGATCACGAAGTCTATACGAGAGATGACTTACCCTCGCTGTGGGATAAGTTACTAAGTAAGATTACGCTTATCGAAAAGTCGCTTGAGCATAACAACTGGCCCGCCAAGCCCAGCGGGCTATGCCCATGGTGTCCCGCAAAAAATGTATGTGAGTTTGCTAATTAACTTGACACTAGTGTAAAGTAGGAGTAACTAATGGGCACGACCCCAGAAGGTAAAGTAAAGAAGAAACTTGATACTATGCTGAAGAGTAAACGTGACGTTTGGTACTTCCCCCCGCAAGCTGGGCCGTTCGGTAGGTCTGGTGTCCCTGACAGGATTGCGTGTGTTGCTGGTCAACTAATCGGGATCGAAGCCAAAGCTGACCGGACAAAGAAACCAACGGCGATGCAACAGCAGTGCATGGATAAGATCGAAGCTGCTGGTGGTAAGTGCTTTCTAGTATACGACGAAGCAACCATCCAAGAAGTAGAGGATTATATTGATGCAATTCGTATGGGTTGATGTGTTTTCTATAACTAAGTGCGAGGGAGGGTGGTTCCTTTCAGCACTCAGTTTCGGACTCAATGATTGGTCAGGACACCTATTACGGTTGTCCTACGACAATGGTGATTGGGAAGTGGATATCTGTTATCTGCCGCGATGGCATAGTGCATCCGGGTTTAGGGAGCCGCACTAATGCTTGTTGTTGAACAGGCGCAGACTATTGCGCTGAAACTTAACAATCCACAACGTGTTCTGGAGTGCCTACCCACTGCGAAGTATGTAAACTTGCGCGGTGTCGATGTGGTACTTACCCCCCACAAACCTGATGAGGTACGTGTCCTGCGTAACCTTGGGATCAAAGCTCCCGCTCCTATCCTCCACTATTACGACTGGTCTGGTAGCTATAAGCCGTATGACCACCAACGTCAGACATCCGCTTTCCTTACCATGAATAAACGTGCGCTGGTTCTGAATGAGATAGGTACTGGTAAGACGCAAAGTGCGCTATGGGCAGCAGATTATCTTATGAAGCAAGGGATCATAAAGAAGTGCCTGATCGTATCTCCTCTCTCCACACTGGAACGTGTATGGGGTGACGCTATATTCAAAGAGTTTACGCATCGCAAATCAGTCACGTTGTATGGCACTGCAAAGCGTCGGCGCAGGTTATTGAAACAAGATGTAGACTTCTACATCGTGAACCATGACGGATTCGGTGTCATATCCAACGATATACATGACATGTTCGACCTCATTATCGTAGATGAGGCAGCGGTCCTACGTAACCCATCGACTAACCGCTTTCGATTATTCCGTAAGTGGCTGGAGCTACACCCCGACATCCGCTTGTGGATGATGACAGGTACGCCAACGCCTAACGAGCCTACTGATGCGTGGGCCTTGGCTAAGTTAGCATCAAGTCCACATGTGCCCGAGCGGTTCACTACGTTCCGCAATCAAGTTATGCAGAAGTTTGGGCAGTACAGTTGGGTACCTAAGCCGGGAGCGCTTGAGATAGTGACACAAGTTCTACAACCTGCGGTACGGTATACACGCGATGAGTGCTTTGATCTACCTGACACGGTGTTTCAGACCCGACAAGTGGAGTTATCCAAGGAGCAGCGTGATCATTACGATAGGATGTTCAAGCACTTTATCACGGACGTTGCGAATGGTGAGCAGATCAGCGCAGCCAATGAAGCGGTTAAAGTACAGAAACTTGTTCAGATAAGTTGTGGTGTGGCGTACGACGACAACGGTGAGGATGTAGAACTAAACTGCAAACCGCGAGTGAACACACTTTGCGAGATCATCGATGAGGTAGGGGGTAAGGTCATCGTCTTCACCCCGCTTACCGGTACTTTACATATGCTGGAGCGTGAGCTGTCTAAGCGTTGGTCGGTTGGTGTGGTTAATGGTGCGGTAAGTTCCAACAAACGCAACCAAATATTCCATGGGTTCCAAGAGGAATCAAACCCGAAGATACTACTTGCCCACCCCGCTACCATGGCACACGGCCTGACGCTAACAGCGGCTTCCACCATCGTGTGGTACGGACCGATCACTAGCAATGAGCAGTATGTACAAGCGAACGGTCGGATAGAGCGTATCGGTAAGAGGCACACAGCTAACGTGGTGCATATTGAAGGCACCAAGTTAGAGCATCGTATGTACAAACGCCTAGAAACCAAACAGAAACTACAAGGGATACTGCTGGACCTGATCCAGCAGGAAATGGAGTAGATATGTCTAACGAACTAACCGTCGATCAGGTGATAGCAACCTACCTAAAAATGCGTAAGAACAAAGAGGCGATAGAGGCCGACACTAAAGAGCGGGTGAAAGCTATAAAAGAAAAGATGGCTAAACTAGAGATGTGGATTCAGACCAAGTCTGATGAGACAGGTGTTAAGTCATTTAAGACTGATGAAGGCACAGCCTTTATGACAACCAGTGATTACGCCAGTGTGGCAGACTGGGACTCTGTTCTAGAATTTGTTCGGCAGAATGAAGCGTGGGACATGCTGACGAGGGGTGTCAACAAGACAGCTATCCGAGGCTACATCGATGAGACTCAGGCTATACCCCCCGGCGTAAACTTTGGCACCAAGGTTGGTGTCAGCGTTCGTTCACCAAGTAAGAGGGCATGATGAATATAGATGATGAAGGACGCCGTAAAGGCGCACAGACTCTCCGCCTTAGGCGCGAGGCTACACCTGATGTTGGGTATAGCAGTCGAAGGGGGAATGAGGAATTTACAAGACGCATCGGTGATCGGCGGTTTGACGATAAGCCTACTAAGACCACTGAACCCGATACTCCGGAACAGCTAGAGCTGTTCGGACCAGAAGTTGACCTAGGTAATAAGGAGAACACCTAACATGACTAGCTTAATACCCACGAACATTGAAGTCCCTGCCCACTTAGCAGGGCGTGTAGGACAGCCTTCGGCACTTGCCGAATCTCTCGGCGGCGGTCTTGGGACCGGAGGTGAGACTTTCCCTCGCATCTCTATCAAGGCGTCCCGCTTTCGTATTGTGGATGGTGGAGCGGAGACTGTACTGGATGACAACACACTAGAAGTTGTTGTCGTAGGTGCGAACCCTCGCCTCTCGAAGGCTTGGTACGCAGACAAGTGGACCCAAGATGCGGAGCCGAAGGCACCGGACTGTTCATCTCTTGACGGGGTATCACCAAGTTTAGAGAGTGAGAGTCCTCAGAACGATCTCTGTGCGACCTGTCCGAAGAACGCTTGGGGTAGCCGCGTTACAGATACTGGCACCAAAGTGAAGGCGTGTTCGGATAAGAAACGCTTGGCGATTGTTGCAGCTACAGATCCCAATGGTCCGGTGTACCTACTTGAGGTGACCGCAGCAGCACTTAAAGGTCTGAACGCATACCAGCGGGAGCTATCTATGCGCGGGATTGCACCGGAGATTGTGAAGACTGCTATCTCTTTCGATACGGGTGCATCATTCCCCAAGCTACAGTTTAAGTTTGGCGGGTTTATTGATGAAGCAACTCAAGGAACTGTGGATGGTCTGTTCGGATCAAATCGGGTGAAGCAGATCACGGGTGAGGTCTCGGCAAATATTCAGATCGCAGCACCCGCACCTGCCCCAGCACCTGCCCCAGCACCTGCCCCAGCACCTGCTCCTACGCCCGTAGCGGCACCCGCACCAGTTGCAGAAGTTGTAGAACCAGTTGCAGAACCTGCGGCACCTACTGCTAGCGCTAGTTTCGGTAAACCTGCGGCACCTGCACCCGAACCAGTAGCGGCACCCGCACCCGTGGCAGAAGAACCAGCACCCGCACCCGTGGCAGACGCTGGAAGTGCTGCGCTTGCCGACGAGATAAGTGCGTTAATGGCAGAGGTGGCAGACGATGACTAAATCCACATTGGACTTTGCACAAGTCGAGGCGCTGCGGGCACACATGTTACTGACCACAGCGCAAATGGCACAGCTCATGGGGGTATCAAGGGTGACATACTCCGGATGGGTAAACGGGAAACCAATACGTAGTAGTAATGATGCTAAGGCGCGAGTCGCGCTCCGTAGATTATTCAAGGTATTGGAAGGGCAAGAATGGCCGAAACCAGAGGTTATAGCCATGCCATCCAAACAGAGGTTCGACCTACTCCTTGAGTTTATAGAACCATCTGAGTAATATGATGGCGGGGGAGCGGTTCGCCGCTCCCCTTAACTACCAAAGCAGGGATCTGATATGAATACGCTGACATTCCTACAGCGTGTTCTTCCACCAGAGGGCTTCTACGCCACTATACTTATTAACGATGGTGCGGCACCTCAACAGGCCTTCTTCGATACGGTGGAAGAACTCGCAACCAGTTGCGAAAGATCAAACCGTCTGGGCAACAACACTTATTACGCACTCTCCTCGTTTGCATCACGCGCAAATCGAAAACAGACCAACGCTCTACTAACCAAGGCATTATTTATCGACATAGATTGTGGTCCTGATAAACCTTTTGCTAACCAGAAGGAAGGACTCGCCGCGCTATTGGACTTCCTCACAAAGTCCAAGATGCCAAAGCCGATGATAGTATCATCCGGTAACGGCCTACACGTATACTGGGTACTGTCTGAAGCTATAGCTCCCGAGCAGTGGCAACCCTTAGCTGATGGATTAAAGAAGTTACATACTAATCTAGGATTTGATGTTGACCCGAAAGTAACTGCCGATCTTGCGCGAGTGCTGCGCCCAGTAGGTACGATAAATCCGCGAGGCGGGAAAGAGGTACGTGTTCTCATGGACGCGGCCGCAACCGACCTACACACGCTTCAAAACTTGTTGTGTAAAGATAATCATTTGGTGTCGGATCCGGGCACCATCACACGCACACCTGAGTCTAGTAGCTTGCTATCATCGTTAGCAGTCCAACATGACTTTCCGCCATCTGTGGGTGATGTAGTCGCACGTAAATGCCAACAGGTTAAGTGGGCAGTAGAGAACCAAGACAAAGTCTCCGAGCCAGTATGGTACGCCCTGATGGGGATCGCTGCATACTGTGAGAATCCAGAGGAGGTTGCGAAGCAGTGGAGTAGCAAACACCCTGACTACTCTGAGATAGAGACAGTTCGCAAAGTTCAGCAGTGGAAAGCCAACACCACGGGACCGACGACCTGTAAGCAGATGGAGTTGGAGAGGCCCAAAGGCTGTAACAAATGCCCGATGCTGGGTAAGATCGGATCGCCAACGCGCCTTGGCTTACAACAAGTTGAGATACCTATAACGGCTGATGCGCCGGACGTCGTTGCGAAGGTCATACCCCTACCTAAACCCTTCAAGCGCAGCCATCGCGGCATCGTTCAGACCATAGATGGGACTGACATAGATATATGTGCGTTCGATCTATACCCAGTGGGGTACGGTAAAGACGAGTCTCTTGGCTACGAGACTGTACGATATAAATGGAAACGTCCACACGTTGGTTGGCAAGACCTTGCGTTTAGACAGGCATACCTTAATGATGACAGCCGTGAGTTCCCGACTGCGATAGCAGACCAAGGGATTGTACTCAATGGCAGAAACCAAGTGAAAGGGTTTCAGTTTATGTTACGTGCTTACATGAATGAGTTACGTTCCATAAAGTCAATGACAAACATCCATGGGACAATGGGATGGAAGGAAGACTTTACTAGGTTCGTAATAGGCGACCGGCTCTACAAACGGGAGCCAGATGGGTCAGTTGTTGTAGAAGATATCTCACTCACATCTGCGACCAGTAAGATGGGGTCTGACCTATACAGTCACGTAGGCACTATAGAGGGCTGGAAGCACGGTGCGCGTCTGTTAGAGACTGCATCTATGCCGTGGCATATGTTCGGCCTCTGTCAGACGTTTGCGGCTCCCCTGTGGGCCTTCACTGGACTCAAAGGATTAACGCTTTCTCTATGTGGTCCGACAGGCGGGGGCAAATCTCTCATTCAGTTATGGCAGCAGAGTGTATGGGGCGACCCAGAGAAGCTACACGTTGCCGCTAAGTTTACGCAGAACGCTTTGTTTAGCAGGTTAGGCGTATACTGTAACCTGCCTATGACTATTGATGAAGCAACCATGATGGAAGATGTTGGTGACTTCTGCTACTGGGTGACGCAAGGCAGGGATAAGGCTAGGCTCAATCGCAGGGCGGAGGAACGCGAAGCGAAGGAGTGGGCGACAACAGTAACCGTATCCACAAACGTTAGCTTCATTGCCAAGATGGCAGCGTCAGGGTTGGAGACAGACGCACAGATGGCGCGTCTATTAGAGATACAGATTCCGCCGCATAAGATGTTTGAGAAAAGTAGTAATGCGGGGCGTACGATCTTTAAGTATCTGATGGCGAATCACGGTGTAATTGGCGATGCTTACATCAAAGCGCTGCTGCGCAAAGGTAAGGCACAGATTATACAACGTGTTGCAGAAGTTACGGATGACTTTCACAACATGTACAACTGTTCATTCGTCGGGGCCGAGCGGTTCTGGGAACAGGATTTGATCCTTGTCCATGTGGGTAGTGAACTTGCGTACGAGGAAGGGCTGATCGACTTCGATTACAGGAAGGGTATCCAGTGGGTAATCGAACAGTTAGATGCTCTCAGGATTACCGTCGAGGATAACAAGACCGATGGCTTCCGCCTTGTCCATGAATACCTAAACGAGATCGCTGCTGACGCACTGACAGTCATGCACACCAAGGACACGCCGCCCACCCTAGACCACCACCGCATACCAAGGGGTGAGGTCAAGGCGCGGTTCGATGTATACCGCAATACAGCACTTGATAAATTTACCCACGGCACAGTGATGCTGGTACGGAAACCATTTAAGCAATGGGTGTCATCGCGGGGTTACGACTACAACACGTTGTGTAAAGAGGTGAAAGCTGAGGGGATCGATGCGACTCCAGCGACAAAGCGATTCGCTATTGGTAAGGACACAGAGCTTCGCCTTGGACAGCAGTACGTGTTCGGCGTCAACCTATGCCACCCGTACATGCACGGGTTCCTAGATACCATACAGCAGAACGCCGAGGGTCTGACTCTAGGGCAACTAACGTTGGTGGACTAGTCCAGCCCGTAGGCTTTAGCCAGAGATGCTGACAACGGTTTGACTGCCTTGGGTAGTGCCCGTAATGATCTCTGGCTTGCAGTGAGGTCGGCCTCTTTAGCGGACTTACGTGCGCCTTGTACAAAGTTTTTAAGTCCAAATGGTGTGCCTCTGTAGTCTCGTTGCAAGCGGCGCACATCTCGTAGTATGGCGCGGCGTCCTTCGGCATCAGCTTTTACATACGCATGACGTAATGATGCGGCTAATTCCTTAGAGTAGTCTGACACTTGCTGGCCCATGCGTACTACATCATATTCAAGAGAGGCTTTACGCGGGTAGAAGCCCGTCATTCTGGCGATGGAGTGGAGGAAGTGGGCATCACGCGCAACTACCTGCCCTCGCTTGTTGATAATGTCACCGCTTGTCATGTATACGATGCCATCAGTGAACGCTTTAACAAACGCAATACCGAAACCTTCACGACCAATGTCGGCTAAAGTCGTCGTGTCATCCCGCAAGCCCACAGTTTCTGCAAGATATTTTGTAGCTAATGACGCTGTGGTTCCCGCGGCAACAATGAACGACGCAGGTGCACCGAGGATACTCTCGAACTCTTTACCTATATTTGACCCTGCTTTGAACATACCAGTGCCGGGGATCAGATCGCCGTGGCCGATCCTAGAAGATACTGTCAGACCCGTAGCAGCATCGATGATTCCGCGTAAGAGGATTGCAGACGATCCGGGTATAATAGAATCGGCAAGCTGTGCAAGTTCGGCCTCGGCACCATCCCAACGTATACCAAATTTCTGTGCGAGGGTATCGATCAAGTCTAGAAGATCGTCGCCAAATGGAAGTCCCTTCAGTCCCGCCGCCAAGAATAATGTCGCTAGAAACACACGCCGTTCCTTAGGTGCTAGGTTCCGCATAAGCTGCACACTAATCACGATGAACTGCTTATACATATAGGTGTACTGTAGGAAGTTCCCCCGCGCCCATGAAGGACGGTTGTATTGGGAGTAGTTACCCTGTGAGGTATTCACTGCTAGGGTGGCTCTCTCATATAACGAATCTTGGTTTACACCGCCACCTTGGGCTTGCATCCGTTTCTTCTCTAGCCTGTAAGATGCAAGGGCCGTAACTCGACGGTTGTATTGCTCAGTCTTAGAGAACAACGCCATCCAAGTCTCCATGCCCTTACCAACCAAGCCGCGTCGGCCAGTACGAGAGAGGTCTAGAAGCGCGTTATGTAGGTTGGGAGTAAGCACTCCCTTTGCGGTTAGGTCACGTAAGAACTTTAGCTCGTCCAGATCAACGCCGTAGCGGTCTAGAACCCTTGGGTCTTTTTCAGCTTGCGCAATAAGTTTGTCCATGGCAGCGGAGGTACCAAAGACATCCTGCTTAAACCCATCTCGCAGTAGGCTAAGATGTGACCCTGCTCTATGGATCTCATACGTTGACGCACCTAGTCCGTGACCACCGCCATACCCCGTCTTTTCATTGTAGGTCGATAGGTATGGGATTGCGTGCGTATAGAGAGAAGTCATGTTGATGATTGCGGGTGCAAGCACACCACCAAGTTGCGCTGCTGCGGTCGCACCTACGACTGGCCGGAAAGCTTTACCGATCTTACCCTCGCCGGACGCATCCACCAGATTGCGTGTGTCACGGTAGTAAGTAACGAGGTTTGTCGCCTGATCGCGGTAACGATTACCTTTGCCTTTACCAGCAATGACCGTGGTATTGAGGGGATTGCCCGGTATGGGTGCGATAACTTTAACGTCACGACCAGAAGACTCCACCATCATACGCTGATACTGATCCATTGCCTTACGGGCGTCGAAGATTAGTGCCTCGTTGTTACTGGCAACGGCTACGCGATAGCTATCCTGAAGTCTACGAAGTTTCTCAAAGTCGCCACCCCAGTTAGTGTCATCACTAAGTATCTCGGCAATCTCGTGCTGGAACCTGTTCTTACCTGCAATGTGCGAACCTGTCTCGATGTGTTCTGCAATAGATCGCATCATGTCCGTATCGAAACCGGGGTTCCCTTGGCGCATAAGGTTACGTCGGGCAACGCTGTGGTGGGAAGATGTTAACCTAACCAACCTGCGGCGATCTTCGGCAGAGAGATTGACTCCAGCACGCATCAGGGTGTTACTTAGATCATCGTAGTTTATGGTCCCACCCAATGGCGGCACACTCGAAGCCTCTTCAAACACAGCCTCTAACCTGCTTACTGCAACTAGTCCGTCAGCATCGATGTTCCCGCGTGCTCCCGGTTCGTTGGTTAGCATACGAGTGCCCGGCTTAATCTCTCCAAGGATGCTGTTTATATCGTCGCGCATAGACTTTGCATCTGTCTCACTGTCTGTACGCATGTACGTCAGCATACCGCGCAGGCTATCATCAAGGCGAACAGGATTACCGTCCATGTCATAGGCAGTGACGCGAACTTGGAATCGTCCACGACGGCGTAGAGGAGCATAAGCTCCCATAATAGTTTGTTTGGCTCGTAACTCAGCGTTTGTGACCTGCGCATCCAACAACACAGTATCCATCAAACTACGAGTAAGGACTTTAAGTTGCCGCTCCGACAGTTTGTTTTTGGTTAGAGCGCTAACTTGTTTGATTAGAGCACGACCTTGCTCACTGGTCTGTAGCTCCTCAATTCCTACGCGATCTTGTTCTGCCACATCCTCAATGTTGCTAAACAGATCCTCCATCTTCCGCGTGCCGTATTGATCATGCATGACACGAATGAGTTGATAAATTGCTGCGTAGCCTTTACCGGTCTCACTCCTATCAGCGGGTGAGTACCCGGCATATAGCTCACCAATATTACGTATAATATTTTCTGACTCCCCATCCAATTTGAAAGTCTTAGATAATTTATCGTAGTGGCGATTGCGTGTATTGATTAGCCCCTGCACCTTATCCACGTAGACATCAACTGCATTTTGATCCACAACATTGCGCATCTCGTTGTAGGCTTTCCAAACACGGTCGCTAATCTCGAAGTCAATCGCCAGCTCTGTCTTATTGGTGGTTTCGATCACCTTGCCTTGATCGTTAAAGACTTTGAAAGCAAAGCCTTGTTTGAATTGCTGCTTGGATACTTTCCCAGCTTTCTGAAGTTCTCTAACTGCATGACGGTTTACTACCGCTGTGCCATCAACAATGTCTACGAGATTTACACGTGTACCTTTCTTTGGCCCATCCTTAATGTCTTCGCTGATAACAATATCTTGCTCGTACAACGGCTTAGAGGTATCGCTAATGGCCTCTAGCTGCTGGGCCTTATACAGTGTTGCCCGCCATAACAAATCGTTGACCTGTGTGCGTTCTGTTTTATCGAGTGCGTTCTGGTTGAATACAGTCCTTGTCTGAATAGCGAAAGCAGTCAAGTCGCGGTACTTTGTTTGTAGGTCACGGATATGCTCGTGCTGTCTGTCGAGTATGTTGAACAGCTTCTGCAAGCCCGGGCTGCGAAGTGCTATGTTATCCAGAGACTGAATGTATTCTACGCCCATACCTAACAAACGCAGCAGGGCTTTACCCTTGGATATGCCCGCAATCTGACGCAGTTCCTCAACAGGACTTCGTACTATATCCGAAATTCGCTCCAGACTATCTCGTTGTGGCCGGATGGCAGCGTACTGCTCAGAAAGCGTGCGTGCTATACTAGCATCCGCAGAGGCTCTACCCTCTACATGACGTCTCTGTAGCTCTTGCATGTTGTCATAGATGCCAGCATAAGACGGGTCACTAACCGCACCCGTACGGAGATACCGTTTGGATTGATGGATAAAGTAACGTGTCAGGTCATCGGTGAAGATATTACGGTTGAACAACTTGTTTATAAACGATTTGATCGCTGCCTTAAGACGCTCAAGTAATTTAGATTCAATAGTACCAGCCGCATCAGCCACCGCTTCTTCAATAGCTTCCAGCTTCTTCATGCCAGAAAACTCTATGCGCTGATCTGCCTCTCTGCGTATAGCCGGATCCTTCTCATAGATCTCCGTCATAATGCTATTAAATTTCTGATCGGACATGATGGTGCGCAGACCTAAGTGCCCAATCGCTTCATGCGCCATAATAAAGCGAGCGTGCTGCCTATCCTTAATGGCTTCTTGGAAGAGTAGAATTTTGTAGCGGATACGTCCGTTTGCGTCTGTCGTTGAGTAAGCATAGCCTGACGCATTGGTAGGTATCGGCTTTTTATCCTTGCGGCTTGCCATTGCTTCTTTATACACAGTGGGGTCAGCAGTTCTTAGGGCTTCAACACTGGTGTATATTTTTACACTGGGCCGTGCCTTCGCGTTGAACTTCTTCAGTGCCTTAATACGCTCCATGCGCAGAACGCCCATAGAGATCGGCTTGGTAATTGGTGCCCCATCGTTAGTGGCGGACCGCCCCTCTACAGGTTTAGCATCAGCGTCACTAATCAATTCCCGGGTACTTGGCTGTGCTCCCTTGGGCGCATCGATTACAAACAACTTACCACCCTCACGGGTTGGCTTCATCTTTAGCATACCCTTAGAATCAACCCAGTTCTTTAGCGGTGCGCCTCTGTACTCTTGGTTTAGGTTGATTTTGTTGTACTGGATTGCATTCTGGATTTGGATTCGTTGGTCGTTGATGGCGTCGAGTCCTGCACCAACACCGGGAATAATACTATTTGCGATTGCGTCGATCTTGTTCATAACCTCACGAGTTGCAAGATCGATATCAACCTGCGCCACTACGTTAAACTCATCGATCTTATCTTGTAGCTGGCTAGGAACCTTGCCAACTTTTTTGTTATGTCTTTGCATTGCCGCCAAGAAGAGATCGACTGTTCCTATCTGAGCAGGATCTGTAACGATAAGTTGAGCGAGAGGCGATCGCGTCAGGGCTACAGTATTGCCTTTATACTCTGTAAGGTAGTCATCCAGATACTGCACAAACGCTTCCGAGAAAGAACTCTTATCCTGCTCACTGGTAACCAGCGACATAGGAGGACTAAAGACCTGCATCGCAGCATCTCTGTCTTTCCCCTTTAGCGCACCTACTTCTTTGCGCACGGCTGAATTTAACATATGAGCAAGGAGGTCGTAGTATGCGTCACGCCGTTGCCCGGGCATCTCTAGAAGACTAAGGCTGTCTACAATCTCACCATACGTCTCAAGTGCAGTTTGATCTGCAAGCGGGCCAGCAAAAATTCCTTCTAGCGCACGATACAGATTGCCGCTGTCCAATGTCTTTTGGTACTCTGCATACGCTTTCTTCCACGCCTCAATAGCGGCGAGGATGTTCTTGTTCTTGCTACCTTTGGCTGCAGTTAGACGGCTCCAGCTTCGACGGTAGCCCGCGTTTATACGTCTACGTGCTGTATTCCACGCTGTAGCAATATCTTTTAGTCCGGGGCTAACCGTTACATCAGCGGGTTGTTGGTCTTCCCGCTCAGTCGGTTGCGCGACAGGTTGTTCAGCGGGCTGACCTTTTTTCTTGTCTTCGGTGTCGGCTTTCGTGGGCTTTTTACGCGCAGCACCACGCTTGAGGGCTGCTGCTCCTGTTCCAGTTGCTTTAGCGCTTGCGGGTTGTTTGCCTCTAGCCAGTTTCGCTGCGCCTGACTTCTTACTCCCGTCTTGACCCGCTTGGGTTTTTTGCGCTTTGCGGACTGCTTGCGCTCCTGCCCTACGTTTTTCTTGTGCGGTGGCTCCAGCTTGTCCTTTTCGGCCTGTTGCTTTTGCAGTGCGGTTAGCGCCTGCCTTACGTTCTTGCGCATTACGTTGCCTCAACCTTTCACCCTGCTCACGAACAACAGGGACAGCAGTTCGTGGCACCGTTTGCCCATCTATAGTCTGAGTTGCTTGCGGAGTGATTTGTTCTAACGGTGCAGTCGCTGCTGCTGCAAAATTAGCTGCTGCTTCAATCGTGCGTAACTCTGACTCGGTTGGATCGGTCTGCGTGATACCAGCCTTACGTAGCTCGCGGGCAAACTTCTTAACAATACCAGCGGGGGTGCGATTTGTTACGTTAGTCAGAACTTCGCCAAGAATCTCACTCCGTCGTTCCTCGGTCTGTTGCAACTGTTGTGTATCAAGTTGTCCTGTTATTGTCTCTAGCTCAGACTCTGCGCGTAGAGCAGCGTCTTGCTCAAGTAGACGCCCTCTACGAAGTAGTTGGTCGGCAGTAAGCCGTCGTGTACCCATCAACTCCTGTAGTTCTTGGTTCTCGACCTCTTGCGCAGATGCAACTGTAAGAGGGAGATCAAGCTGGTTAGGATCGGCAACTGGAGACGGGTCAAGCAGGTTAGCTTCGGGCTGCTCTACATCGATCGGCCCTAGCCTACGCGCTTCTTGTTCCTGTTCGAGAGCAAACAAGTCTGGCTGCTCAAATGCTGCAACGTCACCGCGCTCAGCCGCGGCTAATGCAGCACGCTCGCGGGCTTCAGCCTGTATACGCTGCTCCTCAACAGGGTCCACACCAAGTGGCGATAACAAGCTTAGCTCACCCTGTTCTTGTGAGAAGTCCAGTTCTAGTTGCTCGCCGTCAACAGGACGCCCATCAGGACCGACAGGACGCACATCGGAGAATAACTCACCCTGTACTTGTCCTTCTTGCAAGCCTATAGGAGCGGCACCAAGGTTTTGATCTGGAAATAGTTCAAGCTGTTCCTCTTGTTCGATTGCTAGTGGATCTGCAACTTCTTCTGGGTCAGCAATCTCTTCCGTGGGCGTCGCGGTTGTATCTCTTTGTTCGCCACGAGCGGCAAGGCTAAGTCCCGTAACCGTACCACCAACACCAGCGCCAGCAGCAAATGCGTTGATATAGCGAAGAGACTTTTCTTCATCAGACAAATTAGGATTCTGCGAGGCGGTAATAACTTCTTGTACAAATTCGGTAGTGCCCTCACCAACAGATCCAAGAGCAAGACCTTTACCAAACCGCTTTAAGCGCCCACCCTTGGCACCTTTGAACAGCAGACCCGCACCAATAAGTTCTGGAATTGTCTCTGCTACAGCGTACGGAATACCAAGGGCAAGGGCTGTACCTCTATCCGCAGTGCCGCCTTCAAGCTGCTCACCATATACATCAGAGGCACCAATAGCATAATTAGAGGCCGCAGTGGCAAGCGTAGCACCACCGACCCTACCAAGCAGCGTCTTCTCAGCTTTAGTTAATGCTTGCTTAGCTGCACGTTTCTTAGCCGCAGCGAGCGCGGCACTCTTAAATCCAGCTTTACCCCCTAGACCTGCGACAAGTCCACCTATGGCTGCTGCAGGACCACCAGTGGCACCTCCAATAAGAGCGCCTGCGCCAGCTACAAGTACAGACTCCAAGAGCATTGGACCTTGTTGAGCAAGGTTAGCTACAAACCAGTCAATGATACCACCGGGCTTATCAACCGATATGTCCGTAAAGGCTCGTTGGTAGGGCTGATTCTTACGTAGGTCTTTTAACTGCTGGTCTGCAATCTCTTTGCCTAGCTCTTCCGCTCCAGCAAGTTGCAGTCCATACCCGGCAAGAAGTTGTAGATTGTCCATCCCTATCGCCCAGTTCTTGGACAGCTTTCTCCCGAAAGAAGGATCACGAATGTTGTTTATGTACTCGACATACTTATCAGGCTCGATAGGCCGGAACGAATCCGGCATCTTTTGTTTGGGGCGTTTGAGAGCTTCTCTTGTATCCAGTGCAGACTGGTGATCATCGAAGTCAAACGTCTCACCATTGACATACATCTGCTTAGTAGCGTCGTTATACCCTATCGGGTATGGCGAGAATGTTTTCATCGGTGGCGGAGCAAACGCACTAATGTCTACAGGAGCAGCATCAGACGTATCAAACGCAAACGAAGGATCGTATGTCCCTCTGGAAACCGGAAACATTTCGGCCATGGTTACTTAGATCCGCTTACAGCATTGAATATACTTAGTCCACTTGGGGCAGCGCTAAATGCCCCCCCGCTAACGCGACTTACGTTAAAGCCGATTGTTTGGCCTAACTCAGCCTCGTTCTCTGAGGGGTCTCTGGTTGTAACAGCAAACACGCCAGCAGGACTAGTTAAGTATGTAATACCACTAGAAGAATCAGTCTTAACATCTGGCCCTTCATTGCGCTTTTTCCAAGCATCCCATTGTGCTTGCGTACCGATCTCTGCCAACTTAGCAACAAATTTATTGCGAGCATCTTCTGCTGCAGTGCGGCGAGCGACCTGCGCAGCATTAACAGAGGTGGTAAACCGTTGGGATGCGGCTCTACGGAACATACTTACAACTTCGGAGCGGGACATCCCTTCCTTCTTCCGTTGACCATTAACTTCAATGTCGTATTTACCATCGGAACGTGGGCGGATAATTGTATTTGTGCCAGAGGCTTGGCTCTCAAGGGCCATAAGCATCCGCGGATCACCTCCGTTCTCGAACATATTGATGCCCTTTTGCACCGCAATATTTTCTAGGCTGGTAGCCGCGTTATCGACGGCTACAACGGCCCGATCAAACATAGCACCATCGCCATTTTGTAGCGCAACTTGGGCAGCATACCGAGCGCTTCGTAAAACAGCCTGACCATTATTAAACTCCTCGTTGAACATAGCAGGAGTCCAGTTACTTAGAATCTTAGGTTTAGGAGTCTTCTGATTTGCAGCCTCTTGAGTGGGTGACTTCGTACCATCGGTAAGTACGCCAGCTTTTCGAGCGGGCATTGTTCGCTTACGGCCAACGATGTCAGTCTGAATCTGTTCAGTAGCAGCAGGCTGTGGTTGTGGCTGTGTAGCAGGTTGTGTAGCAGGTTGTGTAGCAGGTTGTGTAGCAGGTTGTGTAGCAGGTTGTGGTTGTGTAGTGGGCTGTGTAGCAGGCTGTGTAGCGGATCCCGACAGAATCTTTTGGAATGCAGTTTGAAACTTGGCAACATATTGTTTAGTAGTTGCATCTAAAGGACGGTTTTCTTTTGCAGCAGTAAAACCTTGGTGCCACGACTGAGCAATCTTAATTGGTATATCATTCTGTGAGATTGCACCGTTTGCAGCTTGCTGCGCCCAGTACTTAGTAAGAGCATCCAGACGCTGGACCGCATACGCATCTTTATCAACATCACTAGTGCTTGCCGCTGGTTGTAGCCCAAACGCTACAAGGTCTGCGTCCTGTTTCCCTGTTGCTGTTGGGTTAGTAACTTGATACATCCCAGACGCAGTACTTTTGGGGTTCTTACCCGTGTTCTTACCACCGCTGCTCTCGATCTCAGCAACCGCTTGTTGTAGCTGTGACTGAGTAAAAGCTAAGGTAGCGGGGGCAGTAGGAGCAAGAGTAGAAGCGGAAGCGCCCGGCGGTTGTAGACCAGCGGTTGGAGAGGGCTTTGTGAATAAATGTTTATGCGAGTCAGGAATACTTGCGTACTGCCCTGCACCCGTCAGCATACTACGCGCTCTAAGAGCGGGGTGTATTCTCGCTAACGCCGGATCAACATTAGCTGGAAGGTTATTCAAAGACTGAACAGCTACAGTTTCTTCCCCAAGAGTATCATCTTGCCCCATATCAGGTGGGTACGCAGAAGAAGCACCTGTTGGAACAGTTGGGAGAATAACGGGTTTTAGTTGGCCTTGAGCTAAAACTCGATTTGGTAATGGGTTACCCATCGTGGTTTGTATGCCCGGCTGATTACCGGCAAGCTGCGGGGCGACAGAACGCGTAATAAACTGGTCACTGCCTTGACCAGCATCGATCTCGGCGGCGATGTTCGGGTCTACAGAAGGGGCAGGAGCCGCGGGCGGAGGAATATTGCGGGTTGTAGGCATATCCGCAGATGCCGGTATACGCGGGTTACGGAGTTGTTGGTTCTTCTTGCGATATTCCTGACCACCGCGCTGTCTCATAGCATCAATCTGGGACATGTATTTATTATAGTCGGTAAGACCCTGCCCAAGTTGCTGTGATGTAAGAGTAAACATACTCATCCGATTGTTCTCTCTTGCTGCCTTTTACGTTCTTCATCAGTTATACCAAATAGCCCTTGAGCGACAAGTGGGCTAACAAGCCCAGCAGCATTTGCACGCTCGGCATTCAAGCGGTTACGAGCGGTAGTTGCTGCGGCAAGGTCAGCGGATGCCATGTCGTAGAGCGATCCTACATTAGCGCCAGTGTTGGCAGCCCGAGATATGGCAGCCATACGTTGTTCTAACCCGCGTCCAAACCCTTGATTAAACGCAGAACCACCGAGCCGCGCTTGGTCGAGAGCCGCTCGACGCTGACCGGCTGTCCGTTGAGCACCTGTCAAGTTACGCAGCCCAGCCCGGCTCGACCGCTCATACCTCCGAGCAGCATCTGCAGCGCTCTCCATACCCAGTTGTACAGGGTTGATGGCTTGCGCCTGTTGCATGTATTGATCACCAAGCTCACGCCTACGCGCTTGTTCGGCTTCCTCCATCTGCATGATACGCGCTCGTTGATCAAGTGCCGCCTGCTCTCCCGGCGTAATCTCAGGCTCAGAAGCAAGAAAATTAGCGGCCTGTTGCGTGAGTAGATCCCCCATACCTTTCTTAACAGGATCGGGCAGTCCTTTTAGACCTGCGATTGGGTCACTAAAGAATCCGCTAACACTGTCTCCAAGGCTAGTAAGCCGGTCACCAAAAGTAGGCGTGGATTGTACACCAGCAAGCTGTGTCCCAAGTTGTGCGTCCATCGTCGGGGGGCGGGGGATGCGGTAATCAGGGCCGTGCAACCTCTGATACCGTTCAAGCATCGAAGGTTTAGTCGGATCGGGGAAGTACGCTGTAGATAAATCATCGCTAGCGCCCGCTCCGATCAGAAAGTCATCACCATAGCCACCGGCAAACTGTACAGGGTCACCTCCACCAAGGCCCGGGTTAACTCTTGGTAGCGGTGTGCCGGTGGGTATTCCTCGAACCGCACCCATGTTAGTATTAGTAGGTAGTGCTAAAGGATCAGGACCGTAAGCGCCCGACAACTGCGAGCCAAGAGATGGCGGCGCACCAGCTCCGCTGGGAACTCCGCCTGTGAATTGTTCCGGACCAGTCATACGAATGGGCATATTTGTAACCCCACCGAGGTCTTGCGCAATCCCACTTATGCCAGACTGAACACCGACCGGTGTAGGCATACCCTGCGCAGCATTAAATGCAGCACTCCCCGGAGCTGGCCCTCCAAAGGGTACAGAGGATTGGATAGTGTTTCCCGTAAAGGGATCTACACCAGACGGAGTATTCATATACCCGCCGATGCCGCCGCCAACGCCACCCGTGAGCGCACCCACTCCAATATTTTGACCGGTAACAGCGGCTGTTGCAGCACCAAGGCCTGCACCTACAAGGGCACCACCAAGCGTAGGACCAAGAGCCGCCGAGATACCTATACTAGTTGCGATCGCAGGAGCTGCCCAAGGAATTGCAACAGCGGCTACGATGCTGACGATAGACCCCAGACCTCCGCCGCCATGTTGCGTTGGCGTGAGCGCCGTAGTAGCGCGGAGGTGTTGCTCAAACGACTTTATCGATGATGGTGGGACAAGGACTGAAGTATGCATATCACATCTCCGCAAGGTCTAAACGCATAGTTGTATAAACAGTATTAAAGCCATAGCGCTGAAGTATACGCTCTATGGCAGGAGAGACAGCCTGTGCTTCAAGCTGACTGGCACCACTCATAAATGCCCAACTGCAAACGTGTTTCCAAAACTTACTTTTTAATAAGTCCATCTGCCGTCCACCGATGGCAATTACGCTAATACAATGTAGGCGAGGATAAGACTTACCCTCGAGTATCAAAACAAACGCAACTTCCGACGCGCCATCCCTATCGCACTTTGCAATGATTGCCGCCGTACGCCCATCTTTTACAGAGTCATATAGATCCTGCAGTATTACTTCCCCGTTCATCTTTGCTACGCACGGCTCTAGCCAGTAAGCCATTTGCGGCCAGTACTGGTCTAGCTGTTCGTGCGTAGTGATGAGTAGAGGCTCAAACTCCTCAATGCTCGGAGACGCAGTTTCGATCAACTTAAGCTTTGGTTGGGCGGCCATCTAGGTCGTATCCTTTGTTAAGTTTATCAAAGAAGTCAGTTCCTTTTGCCATGACTGCGCCTTTATGCACAACCATCTCACCATCGTGCGCGTTGATTGCTACACTACCATCGGCGTTACGGCTCTGAGGAACTTTACCCCCCATGGCCATGGTAGCTTGCGGTGGCTGTCCCTGCGACTGCGGCATACCTTGGTTACCAAAGGCTTCTTGTGCTGCTTGGGCGGCCAACAAGAGGACAAACACTAATCCTTGGTCGTACTCCATGGGCAGCTCTTGCTCTGCTGCTAACCCTTGCTCAATAGCAAACCTACGAATCTGAGGGTATAGTTGCGGGTCTTGCGCCGCTGCCATAGCCAACTGAACAGCCATGTTAAGTTCTTGAGCTGTTAGTTCGCCAGATTGTACAGCTTGCATTACAGCCTGTTTGATTTGCATAACCTGCTGCGGGTGCTCGCGGATCATGCGCTGCACTTCCATCTGCATTTGCGGTAATGGAATCGGCGCAGTTTGTCCACCGGGTGCAAGTCCTGCAGTACGCGGGTCTCCACCGGGTGCAACCATACCGCCCATTTGGTAGTCAGGACGATCCTTCTCGACCTTTCCACCGTACATATATGAAGGGTTCATTTGGTACTCCATTGAGGGGGGTTCTTCGGGTAGACCTTGACC